ATGCTACTTCTAATAATCTTAATAATAATAATAATCTTAATAAGCCGTTGCCCTTAGTGGTAACGGCTTTTTTTTGTTTTAAAATTATATATTAATTAACCCCGCTGGTATAATATATACTGGCGGGTTTTTTTTGTCCAAAAATAATAAATAAATTAAATTTTGAAAACGTTTTCAAATAAAAGATAATAATAACTCTATTTGCTGGCGGTATCCTATCCGCTGGCGGTATAGTATCTACCTACTACCGTATAACAGTATACACGTATTAAAAGAATATAACATAAATACAATTAAAAATACAATCTAATTAAATTTATTAATGATAATATAGGATAAAAATTAAAAGAAAATTTGAAAGTTTAGTTTTAATAATAGTTTGCACCGCAACCGCACCTTTTCGTCGGTGTTTGCTATACTGACGGCACAACAACTGAATAGGAGGATTTTATGAGAAAAACAACTAAAACAAGCACTAAAACTCAAACAAAAACTGGACCAAGAAGAAAAGCAATAACAGGTGAATTGCGGTTTGAAATTAATGGTCAAGAGTTTACATTGAGTTTGAACGGAAAAGTAAGCCAAACAGGAAAAACAGTCGTTTTTAGAAGTAGTAAAGATGACTATTTAGAGAGTGGTCTTGGGTGTAATATTTGGATAGATTTAGACTTAATCTAAATCTATCCAAAATAGAGGGATGGCAAAAAGCCATCCCTTTTTTTTTGACTAAAATCCCTAAATCTTTGATAGATTTAGGGATTTTTTTTGTGCTGTGTGCGGGGAAATAAGAATTCTTTTTTAAATTTACCCCCACACCCCCCTTGTGCTACACACCCCCCACCCTCTCTCCTTCGGAGAGGGCAATTATGCATATACATATGTTATTTTGTATCTTGCATAGGATATTACGCATATACATACCGTATTTTGCATATCGTCTTAAATCTAACATTATTAGGTAAAATGTTTAATTTGCCTAAGATTATAAGGAGTGCTTTTGAAAATCACGCTGTTTTTCAAGAGCGAGTTAGGCAAAAAGAGCATTTTGCCTTAGATTATTAGGTTGAGGTATGTTAATTTAAAAAAAACAATACTTGTGTAAAGTTCTTTAGTGATTATTATATGTTTATATGGTAGGTATAAAAGTGTTTTCATAATTTTTTTGGTGTATTTTTGAAAACGTTTTCAAATTTTTTTTGGAGGTGTGAATGTCGCAACAGAGGAAAGTATATACTAATAAGGAGCTTACTGAGATACGTAGGCAGAATATGGCTAAAGCTAGGGAAGCTAGAAAGCAACAAGCTGCGATGAGGAAGATGGGTAGTTTATTGGATGATATTGTTACTTCACATAATAAGTTAAAGAATGAGATAGATAATGTTGCTAAGACTGTAGAGGAGCAAGCTAAGGATATTCTTCTTAATAAGTTTAAGGCGAAGGATTTTATTAAGGTTATAGGGAATGAGTTAGTTATGTTATACCAATCCGCAGGTGGTAGGGAAGCTCTTGCTAAGTATCTTAGAAAGAAACCTGATATGTTGTTTAAGGTGCTTACTACTATCGCCGATATTTCTTTGGAGATGTTTAAGATAGAAGAAGGAAATAATTCTGATAATAAAGGTAATAATAATGGTGTTATGGTACAGTTTATAGGTTTAGAGAATAAAGACAAGAATGTTGTTGTTAGTAGTAAAGGAGAAGAGTATGTCGACAACTAATATACAACCCGCAATGTTGATTAGATATTCCTATGAAAAAGTTCCTACTATAAGAAGATTTGCTCTTAGTAATAAACGTTGGAGAGGGTTGATGGGACCATTCGGTTCTGGTAAATCTTCAGGTTGTTTAATGGAGATTATTAGAAGAAGTTTAATGCAAAGACCTTCTAGAAAGGATGGTATTAGAAAAAGTAGATGGGCTATTGTTAGAAATTGTTATTCTGAAGATACTGAAATTCTTACAGAGAAAAAAGGATGGGTGTTGTTTAAAGATTTAGAAGAGGATGATAAAGTAGCACAGTATAACCCTTATAAGAATAGGTTGGAGTTTGTTAAACCTACTTATTATTATAAGTCTGAATATAAAGGTGAAATGGTGGGGATTAAGAGCCAGAATTTGGATTTGTTGGTAACCCCAGACCATAGGTTGTATGTGTCTAAAAGATACTCAAGGAAAAAATTGTGGACTGGTTATCACTTTGAATTTGCTAAAGATTGTTTTGGAAAAGAAACTTGTAAGTTTCAGATTACAGCAGAGCAGGAAGGTGAGGATATATATAATAAGGATACGATGGAACTTTTTGGTTTCTGGTTTGCTGAAGGATATGTAGGAAAATATGAAAGAAATGATAGTAATGGTTATCATTATAGACTGGTTTTAACACAGAAGAAATATAAGGATTATGTTAAGAAATTACTGAATAGAAACAATCTTGAGTTTAATGAACAGATAAGAGATAATGGAACTGTTAATTTTGTTATTAGAGTTAATGAAAGGACTAAAGCTATAATAGAGAGATTGTTAGAGAGTGGGAGTAGTAAAGAGAAAAGAATTCCTGAATGGATAAAATGCCACAGCCCTGAGAAGCTGAAAGCATTTATTAGAGGATTCCAGTTTGGTGATGGTTCTTTTAAAACTAATACTAAAACAACTAATAGATTGTGGACTTCTTCTAAACAGTTAGCTGATGGTTTACAAGAGGTATGTTTAAGAGCTGGTATACCCGCAGTTGTTAATAAGAGAAAAAGAGATGAATACTTTGTTACTATTCTAACAGAAAAAAGAAGTAACCCCACACCTAAAAAGAATAATTGGTATATAGAACAATATGATGGTATTATTTATTGTGTTGAAGTTCCTACACATATAATATTGGTTAGAAGAAATGGTAAAGCTGTTCTATGTTCACAAACATACCCGCAGCTTAGAGATACTACTATTAAAACCGTACTTGATTGGTTACCGCCAAGTAAGTTTGGGCAATATAAAGTAGCTGACCACGATTATATAATTACAGCATTTCCTGATACTAGAATAGAACTTATGTTTAGAGCACTTGATAAACCAGAGCACGTATCTAACTTGCTTTCTCTTGAACTTACTGGGGCGTGGATTAACGAAGCAAGAGAAGTACCAAAAGAAATTATAGACGCTATAGATGGTAGGATTAGCAGATACCCGTCTATGAGAGAAGGTGGTCCTACTTGGTGTGGTATTATTATGGATACAAACCCGCCTACAGAAGATAGTTGGTGGTATAAGTTATTTGAAGAAGATAGACCAGCACATTGTGAGTTGTTTAAACAACCTTCTGGATTCTCTGAAGATGCAGAAAATATTCTAACTTGGGAAGAATGGGAAAAAGTTAAAAGTGGTAATATATCTGATGATGAAATTATAGCAGGATTACCACCTGATTATTATATAAATCTTGCAGAAGGGAAAGACCCAGATTATGTTAAAGTATATATAGAAGGAAATTATGGTACTGTTAAAGAAGGAAAACCTGTATATGAGAAAACTTGGAATGAAAGCTTACACTTGGCTAAACTCGATTTACGCCCTGTGTTTGGTAAAGAATTAGTTATAGGTATGGACTTTGGGTTGAATCAGGCAGCAGTAATAACACAACTTACACCTTCAGGACAGTTTATAGTTTTAGAAGAATTAATATCTGAAGGTGTGGGTACAGAGCAGTTTGTTAAAACATTACTAAAACCACATCTAATTGCATATTATCCTGGATTTACTTCGGTGATTATAGGTGACCCAGCAGGAGCTCAAAGAGCACAAACAGATGAAAAAACATCTTTTGATATATTAAAAGAACACGGATTCAAAGTAAGACCAGCTAAATCAAATTCATTAGCATATAGAATAGGAGCAGTAGAACATTTCTTAACTAAATTGGTAGACGGTAAACCAGCATTTCTTTTAAGTCAGAAATGTGTTAAACTTAGACAGGGATTTAATAACAGATATTGTTATAGAAGAATAAGAGTTAGTGGTGAAAGATATACAGAAACACCAGATAAGAATGAATACAGCCATCCGCACGATGCTCTACAATATGCCGCTACTTATTTTTATGAAGGAAATACTATTACTAAAAAAAATAAAGTACCTTATATTAATAGAAAACCAGCTTCAAGAATTTCTGGTTACTAGGAGGATAACATATGGCGACAGTATCAAATGTAAGACAGGCAATAAGAGATGATATTCAACTACATAAGTTAGGATTAAAACTAAGAGGATTATTCTCAGAAGTAGAAAATAAAAGAAGATATAAAGAGGATGAATGGATTTCTGCTTTAAGACAAGTTAAAGGTATATATGACCCAGAGGTAGAAGCAAACATAGACCCAGAAGCCTCTCACGTATATCCTAAATATTCTAAATCAAAAGAAAAATACATTAAAGCAAAAATTAATTCTATTGTATTCCCTGAACAAGGTAAGTCTTGGAGTATAGAGCCTACCCCTGAGCCAGAACTAAGTGAGGATATTATAGGAGAAGTTACACAACTGTTAATGAGTAGAGAGCCTAACTTTCCTCAAGGAGTAACACAGGCTGCCATAGATGCTGCGGTTATGGAAGTAGCTTATAGTAGAAGTAGAAAAATGGAAAGATTAATGGAAGACCAATTAGAAGAAGCTAAATATGAAGATATATACAAGGCAGTAATACTTTCAGGTATAAGATATGGGACAGGTGTATGGAAAGGTCCTATGGCAGAAAAAAAGAAAATAGATAAAATAGTAATGAATGCTAATGGTGAATTAGTAAAATCAAATATATCTAAATATTCACCAACTATGAAGTTTGTACCTATATGGTATTTTTATCCAGATATGTCTGTTACAAGTATAGAACAAGCTTCATTTATATTTGAACTCCATTGTTTAACTAAAAAAGATTTATTAGAATTAACTAAAATGAACGGGTTTTTTAAAGATGTTATACTTTCTTATATGGAAGAACATATAGAAGGAGATTATCAAGTAAAATATTGGGAAGAAGAAATAAGAGCTATTAAAGAAGATAACCCAAATACACAAGCAGATAAACCTACTATAAAAGCATATGAGGTATTAGAATATTGGGGGTATGTTGACGGTACATTTATAAAAGCAGCAGGTATAGAAACAGATAAAGAAATATTAGATAGTGAAGTATACGAAACTAGAGTGTGGCTGCTCGGTGATAAAGTAATAAAAGTATCTCTTAACCCTTTACCATACGGCTCTCATCCTTATAATGTTTTTTATTTTGATAAAGATGAAACCTCTATTTTTGGTGAAGGTTTACATACACAACTTAAAGGTACGCAAGATGTTATATGTACCTCAGCAAGAATGATGTTAGACAATGCAGCTATAGTTGCAGGTCCGCAGTTAGAATTAAATATAGACTTGTTAGGTAAAGACCAAGATTATACTTCTGTTTATCCTAGAAAGATTTGGTATAGAGAAGGTAATAGTATAGATGCACAATACCCAGCAGTAAGGTCTATTACTTTTGATTCACATATAGAAGAATATATAAGGATATTAGAGGTATTCAGAAAAATTGGTGATGAGGAAAGTTCTCTGCCTTCTATATTATGGAATGATTTACAGAAAGATGAAACTGCAAGAGGGGTGTCCGTAAGATACCAAACTGCACATATAACTTTAATGGATATAATAAAAGAATTTGATAAAGCAAATGAAAGATTTTTAAGAGCATTATATAAATGGAATATCGAGTTTAATGACGATAAAACAATAGTAGGTGATTTTACCATTAAAGCAAAAGGAACAGATACTCTTTTAGAAAGAGAAGCAATGATAGAAGCTATGACAGCTTTTGCACAAACATTAGCAGAGGATGAAAAGCCTTATGTAAGAACTAAGAAACTCTTAGAAGAGAAAACAAGAGCATTCGGGTTAGACCCCGAAAAAGTACTAAGAACAGAGCAAGAAGCTCAAAAAATAATTGAAAGACAGCAGCAAATGTCTGATATGCAATTACAATTAAGTCTTGAGAAGATTAAAGCAGAAACAGAATACGAAAGAGCTAAAGCTGCGAATATGCTAGCTAAATCTAAAAAGACTATGACAGATGAAGATTTGGCTAAGTATCAATTTGCAAAGGAGAATATTAATGAGGCAGAAGCAAAAGCAACCCAGCTTACCGAAGCAAGTTTTGGAAAAGCAGGCTTCGATGGTTACAGTGAATGATTTAAAAACAGAGCTTAAATCTTATGGGCATATTAAAACTCTCTTAAGAGATTATATTAATAAGGAGGTGCTTTCTATTTATAAGAAATTAGAAACTGTCACAGAAGAAGATTTAAAAATATTGCAAGGGCAATTAAAAATGTGTAGACAGTTAGAAAGAGAACTTGAATTATAAATTATTGTTTGTATATTAAAAATACCTAGTTAGATTTTGAAAACGTTTTCAAAATCAACAGGTAAATTTGGAGGAATAGATGAGTAACGAACAAGAAAAATTTGAACAAGAAGAAGATTTATTTGGAAGACTGTTTGAAGAAGCAGAAAATGGTAAGGAAGTAGACAATGAAAGTGCAACTGACTATGAGTCTGACGTTGAACAAACTGATTTTGGAGCAAAAACAGAAGGAACTGAAGAAGCTGTTGGAGAAGAGGAAACAGCAGAAGAATCAGAAGAAATTACTCAGCCTCAAGAAAAGGAAACAACAGTTGGAAAGAAAGAGAAAAAAGATGAAGGGAGTACTGAGCCTGAAGAATCAGATGACCCTGAAGTAGTTAGGCAAAGATATAAAACCCTTCAAGGTATGTGGCGTTCTGAAAAAGAAAAAAGGGCAGAACTAGAAAGGAGGCTTACTGAATTAGAAGCCAAAGCGTCTGGTGCTGCTGAGAATACCACAAATATACAGCACCAAGAAAAACAGTCTGGTGCAAAAGATGAGGGTTTAGCTAGACATCTAACAGAATCAGAAGAAGAGATGGTAGCTAAAATCTTAGAAGAAGATGAGAAGTTTCAAGAGATACGTGAGGATTTCCCTGAAGTAGCTGAGGCTTTAGAGCACAGCTTAAAGAAAACGTTATCTCAATTTTCTGCTAAACAAAGCCAGCAATTAATGTCTGTGCTGCAACTAAGTTTAGCACCATTACTTCAAAGTCAGCAACAACAAATATTAGAAGAGCATTACAAAAGAGTAAAAGAAGCACACCCTGATTTTGAAAGGTATTTAGAATCTGGCGAGCTAGAAGCTTGGATTAAAGAACAGCCGTCCAGAAAGCAAAAATACCTATTAGAAGTCTATAACGAAGGAAGTACAGAGGAAGTCATTGACCTTTTTAATGAGTTTAAAGGTTCAATGGGTTATAGTAAACCAACACAAAAGACTGCGGATAGTTCTAAACTTTGGGATATGGAAGAGCCTAAGTCTAGAACAAGACCGATTAGTGCAACTACAAAGCCATCTGCCAGAGCAGATGATTATGAAACTGCATTTGAAGAAGCAGTAAAACAATTTAAATAACACAGGAGGTATGACCTATGGCAATTACAAAATATGGCGATATATCACCAAGAACAGCAGCGTATGTAAGCAAAGAATTATTGGAAAGAGCACTACCTTTGTTAGTGCTTGAAAAATTTATGCAGGCTAAGCCTATTCCTAAAAATGAAACTAAGTCTATTACTTTTAGGAGATACAATAGTCTTGACCCAGCAACTACTCCTTTGGTAGAAGGCGTAACACCTAGCGGTAAAAAGCTCACTAAGACAGACATCACTGCAACACTTGAGCAGTATGGTGATTATGTTGAGCTTACTGATGTTATCCTTGACACTCACGAAGACCCTATACTTAAAGAAACTATAGCTATTTTGGGAGAGCAAGCGGCTCTTACAGTAGAACTCATTAGATATTATGTACTTAGAGCTTGTACCAATAAGTATTATGCTAATGGTTCAGCAAGAACAGATGTTAATTCTGTACTTACTCTCGACCTTCAGAAGAAGATTGTAAGAGGTTTAAAAAGGCAGAATGCAAGAAAAATAACAAGTGTTGTTAAATCTACACCATCTTTTAATACTCAATCTGTATTACCTTCTTTTGTAGCTCTTGCTCATACAGACCTTGAGAATGATATTAGAGCTATGAATGGTTTTATAGATGTTAAAGATTATGGTAACACACAAGCATTTGAAGGTGAGATAGGTGCAGTTAATGATGTAAGGTATATCCTTTCTAACGTATTCGAGCCTTATGAATCAGCAGGTGGCGACCCAGCAACTAATGGAGTTATCACTACTAACTCTACTAATGCTGATGTATACCCAGTAATATATCTTGCTAGGGATGCTTGGGCAGGTGTACCTCTTAAAGGTGCTTATGCTATAACTCCTTTTGTTGTTAATCCTATGCCTAATTCAGCAGACCCATTGGGGCAGAGAGGTTCTGTAGGTTGGAAAACTATGCAGACTTCTATTATCCTTAATGATGCTTGGATGGCAGTAGCTGAAGTAGCAGCAAAAGAACTTTAATAAATAATAATTAGGAGGTAATACTTATGTATACACCACAAAAAGCGATTGGTACTTTTTCAGGGACAGCAGCAGATTTGACTGTAACTTTAGGGTTTAAACCAGTTTCAGTTAAACTTATAAATATAACTGCTGGGGCTTCCCTTGAGCATATAGAAGGTATGGCAGATGGTAGTGGTTTTAAAATAACTGGAACTCCTACAGCAGCTTATGTTGCTTCTGGTTGTGTAACTTTAACAGATAATGGATTTACATTAGGAACAGACGCATTTAATGGTAATGGCGAAACTATTTTTTATGTAGCTATTGGTTAATATAGTAGGGGGCTAACCGCCCCCTAACTAATAAAGGAGGAATAAATGGCTAAAAAGTCAATTAATCAGAAAGCAGAAGAAATACTTAATGATTTAACAGAGGAAGATATACTGCTTAGTGAAGAAGAAGAGCAAGCAGTAACTGAAGTGAAAGAAATTGAAAAAAAAGTAACAGCTAAAAAAGGTCCTAAAATGTATAAGATTTACATTGATGAGCAAGCAGGACCAGATGCTTTCCCAGAAGTATTCGTAGGTGTGAATGGAAAGCATTATCTTATAAAAAGAGGACACGAGGTGGTAGTACCTGAAGGGGTTGTTAATGTGCTAAAAGAAGCTGTTGTAACTAAAATTTTAGTAGACCCTAAAACAGGTGCAGAAACTATTAAAAATATTCCTCGTATCTCTTTTAGAATTTTAGGTGAGGTATGATTTTATCAGAGTTTATAACTAGGTTAAGAGAAGATTTCTTAGAGGATACTATCGAGCCTTATTTCTGGTCAGATGATACCTTAATAAGGTATGCTAATGACGCTGAAAGAGAGGCGTGCATTAGAGCACATCTATTGATAGATTCCAGTACTGATAGTGTTTGTGTCCTTAATGTAACAGCAGGAACATCATCCTATCAGTTAAACAGTAAGGTAATATCTATCTTGAGTGCTTATAATGAAACTTTGAATTATCCTATATATCAGTTGCCTAAAGTTAGTGTAGATAGTATGTTACCTAATTGGAGGAGTTTGGAATCAGAAGCTCCTAAATATTTTATAATTGATGAAGTACATAGTACAACTACACTAACTATAATACCAAAACCTACTATAGATTTTTCTGTTAGGTTTACTGTAAATAGATTACCTTTGGTAAATAAGAGTATTACTGATTCTTTTGAAATACCAGAGATATATCATAATGACTTGCTATATTGGGCTGCATTCTTGGCTTTAAGCAAGCAGGATGTAGATACTAATAAAAGGGATGAAGCAAGACGTTATGAGGATAAGTTTGAACAAATGTTTGGTAAACGTAAGTCTGCTTATACAGAAGTTAATAATATTCGTAACAGCAGATTGCAAAGTATCCGTCCAGCATCAAGAAAAGCAGGTTTTCGTTGAGAGGTGAGATATGGCTTATATTAAAATAAATAAGGCAGACGATGGCTCATATATAATATTTACGACAATAGAAGAGCGTGATAAATTCTTAGACTTAAAGTATACTGCAAAAGGAGAAAATGAGCTATTTACTAAGTTAAAAGAAGTATTACCAAAATTAAAATCTTCTATGGAACAAGATGAATATTTGAAAACGTTTTCAAATATAACTAAGGAGGATTAATATGCCATTAACCCCTGAAGAAAGAGAATTACTTAAAGAAGAAGTAAGACAAGAATTAATGGAAACGTTAAGGCAGAGTAAGACTCTTGAACAAATGTCCGTGCTTAATCAAGTTTCTAATATGGGATTGTCTACTGGTATGAACCCTTATTTAGCACACACAAAGCCTAATATGGCTTTTACTGGTAAGTGGGTAGAACATTTTATAACAATACCAAAAGGTAATTCTGAATATACTACCCCTGCTGAGCCTGATTACGTTAATGCAACTTTAGTGTCAGTGACTCATATTAATCCTACTAATAATAATTATGGACCTAAATTAGTAGAAGTTAAAGAAGATGGCTCTATATATTTTAAAATGAGAGAACCGCAACAATTTGCAGTTAATTTACTTGTAACTTTGAGGAAATAATGCAAAGTATAAGATTAAATAAGTTCTTAGGACTTAATAATCAAAGACCTAAATTAGGGTTACAGAAAGAGTATTTATATACTGCTAATGATATAGTAATACAAGATGACCTAACTATAAAAGTTAGAAATGGAAATGAAAGAATAGTAACCACCACAACTACTCCGCATTCTTTGTGGGCAGAAGGGGATTACTGTTTTTATAGAGAAGATGATAAACTTGTAAGATTATTTAAAGATATGACTACAAGTGTAGTAACTACAGGTATAATATCAAAAAATAGAATGTATTACAAATTAATAAACGGTACTGTGTATATGTCTGATGGTACGTCTGGGTTTGTGTATAGCCCAAAAGGGTTCTATAAACTTGGAGTAGAGATACCTAATCCTCCTATGTTAGAGGCAACAAGTGGTACTTTAGAAGCTGGTAAATATTATGTATACTTAACTTGGGTTAGAAAAGATGGGCAAGAATCTGGCACTAGTAGGTATGATGAAATAGATTTAGTTAGTAATAGTGGTATAAATATAATATTACCTGTTTGTAACAATCCAGATATAGCTAAAGTAATAGTATATATTTCAGAAGTTAATTCAGGAAGATTCTATTTTTATAATGATTATAATATAAATGTACCTGTAGCTACAATATCATCTAAAAATACATCTAGACTAGTGCCACTAACAGAGGGATTAAAACCTATGCCTTATGGTACTAACCTTACTTTATTTAATAGTAGGTTATGGTGCTCATTAAGTTCTGAAATATATTATTCTGAAGTATATAGTTATGAATTGTTTAACCCGTCCAAAAACTTCATAGTTTTGGATAATCCTGTTATAGCTATGTACGCATTGAATAATGTATTGATAATAGCCACTACGGATAGTTTATATTCTATAACTCAAAATTATGAGTTGTCAAAAATATATACTAAGCCTATATATAGTGGCAGTGGTACTGTCATAGATTTACAAGGAATATCTTATTTTGATAGTCCTTTAGAAGGTGTTGGTTTACTTTGTGCTTCTGAAGAGGGTATGCTATTAGTGTTAGAAAGTGGAAGAGTAATAAATATAACAGAATCCACTTATAAGTTTACTGGGCTTAGCCCTACAAGCACTAAAGGTGCTAGTGTAACAAATGGAAAATATTACTATTTAAATTTATATTAGGAGGTAGAATATGGCATTTAGGCGTTCTACAGGATTAAGAAACAAATTGTTAGGGAAAGAAATAAATATACTTAGTAATCCTACATTCGATAGTGGTACTTCTGGATGGTCAACAAGTAATGCGGCTATAGCTTCTGTTGCTGGCGGTTATAGTAATAATGCTGTTGAAATAACAAACTCAAGTACTGTTAAAGGTCAATTATATCAAATAGTTAATGTTAAGGTAGGTAGAGAATATAAGTTTGATGGTTATATCAAGGCAGGTACATCTAGTGTAAGACTAATGATAGGAACTCCTACTACTCCAGATTTGTATTATGATTCAGGTGTATATTCCGATAATGCAAATTGGGGTCATCAAGTTTTCTACTTTGAAGCTACAGATAGCCAAGTGCAAATTACAGTGCAGTTAGAATCAACAACCAGTGGGGATAATGGGTATGCAGATGAGATGTATTTGTATGATGAAGCTAGTTCTATAAAAGAAATATTTAAGAATGGTAAAATAAAAATATACTCTGGGACTCAGCCTGCTTCTGCTAATGACGCCCCTACAGGTACTTTATTAGTTACCATTACTGTTAATGGTACTTCTCAAGGTGTATCTTTTGGTGAAGCTTCTAATGGCTCTATATCAAAAAATCCTACTGAAGTTTGGTCTGGTACTGCTGTTGCTTCTGGTACTGCTGGATGGTTTAGATTGCAAACATACGGCGATACTGAATCATTATCTGAAGCTGATGAAAGGATTGATGGAGCTATTGCTACCTCTGGTGCTGAGCTAAATATGTCTAATACATACATATCAGCTGGGGCAGTACAAACTATTTCAGTATTTGATATTACTATTAATCCGTAATTTAGGGGGCTATTATAGCCCCTTTTGTTACGTATTAATAAAATAGACGAGGTATTAGAATGCCTATAAATGTTATAACCGCATATGTGAGTAATGATAATCCAATTTCTTCTTCTTTATACAACCAAATTAATCCTGATGCTCTAAGTGCCGCTAATAAAGATAGTAGTACGTATTTGTACCAATATATGGCTTTTCATTTTAATAAAGTAAGCCACACTGAATTTTCTTTAATATATGGTATTAGTAAATCTCCTAGAAGTTTATTTAATGCAAAATACGTATTACGAACATTTAATGGTGTAAATAGAGTTGAGTTAATAATACCAAGATTAGAAAAAGGAGGTTCTTACCTTCACGCTTTCGCTTCATTTTTTAATAAAATAGGTAGCGATGATAATTATGACTATTATCTTTTTAATCTTATGGGGTATATTGTAGATGCTAATGTATACATATCCAGGCATTTAGTAGTAAGAGTAGTAAAAGGTGTAGAAATTTTAACTGACAATACTATAACACTACCGCAAGCCTTAGTTACTACATATAAATACTTCTATGAAACTATGGATGATATTTCTTCTCAGCTTGGTACATCTACTTGGTACGATAATTCAACCGGTGAGATAGGAGTAAAAGCAATAAATAATAATTTTTTAAATTATAGTCCAGAAAGGTATGCTACCATTTTTGGATACAACCCTAATAGGCAGTCTTTTTTTATAGTAAAAAATTCTTCACTTATAGAAGAATGGCATTACGATGTTACTACTAATACTTTTATAAAATTAAGTTCTGTAATTGCTTCTTTTAATGGAACTATACATAGGGTAGCATACGATTTTAATTTAAACTATATCTATGCTTTGCAATATGAAACAGGTAGTGGGTATAAATTAGTAGCTTATGATACAGAAAATGAATTAGTACACAGAGTATCAACTAATATTAATTATGATACAACACAATATGCTAGTATAGTTGGAGCGAGTTCTGTACTTAAGTGGGCATTTTTAGATTTGGCAGTTATTCCTGGAGCTGTTATAATTTTAATAGACAACATAGTGGATGTGGATTCACGCCCTAAAAGTCCTTATATTTCTGCATTAATTGTTAATAAACCAACTTTTTCACAAATAGATGTAATAGAAGCTATTTATAATTACACAGGTAATCAAGGTAATTCAAGTGGTTCATATATTGGACCTACGTATAATTATATCGGTCGTAATGCTAT